GTGCAGGTCGCTGGCGCCGAAGTTCGGGTAATCGATTACCTTGAGACCAACAACGAGGCGCTGTCATCGATCGCCCGCTCGCTGCTCAATGAGCGGCCGTACATGTACGGGGAGCACTACCTGCCGCATGACGCGGAAATCCGGGAGCTGATGACCGCCAAGAGCCGCAAGGACACGCTTGAGAGCCTCGGCGTGCGCCCGGTCAGAGTGGCGCCTCGGCAGAACGTAGAAGAAGGCATAAACGCGGTGCGCAACCTCCTGCCGCGCTGCGTCTTCGATGAGAAGAAATGCGCCCGAGGCATCGAAGCCCTGCGCAACTATCAGCGCGAATGGGATGACAAGCTAAAGACGTTCCGCAAAACGCCGCGCCACGACTGGGCGTCACATGGCGCGGATGCCTTCCGGTATCTGGCGATATCGCTCAGTCCGCGCGCCAAGCCGCAACCGATCAACTACCCTCGACGGGTCTACGCCTAGACCATGGCAGAAAACGACACCAAACCCCGGCCACTCAGCGACGATGAGCTGGCGTCGATCCTCGACCAACTGAACCGCCAGGCAATTGGCTGGGACAGCGACGAGGTATCGGCCGATCAGGACAACAATCTCGATCGGTACCTCGGCAAACCCTACGGCGACGAGGAAGAAGGCCGGTCCAATGCCATCAGCATGGACGTGGCCGAGGTCGTCGATTGGGCGATGCCCGACCTGTTGGAGCCGTTCATCTCCGGCGATCGCATCGTCGAGTTCGAGCCTGCGAAGCCCGAAGACGAAGAGTGGTGCGAGGTCGCGTCGGATTACGTCAATCACATCTTCTTCAAGGAAAACTGCGGCGCGACCATCCTTTACGATACTGTCAAGACGGCGCTGATCCAGAAAATCGGCTTCAGCAAGTCTGTCTGGCGCGAGAAGATCAAGGAAGAAACGCAGACGCTCACAGGCTTGAGCGCACTGCATTTGGCCGAGCTCCAGCAAGACGAAAGCGTCACGATCAACGAGATCACGTCGGAGCCGATCTCGCAGGAGCTTCTGGCCGATCAGAGCGTCGCCGCGGCCTTCGCGGATGGCATGGTCTACACCGTGACCATCACGCGCACGACTAAGGACGGGTGCGTTGAAATCTGCTCGATCCCGCCCGAGGAGATCAAGGTCTCGAAGCGCGCTGCTGACATCGAGAGCGTCGATTACATCGCGCACGAGACCGAGCAAACGCGCGCCAGCCTGCTCGACATGGGCTTTGACTACGACCTCGTGATGGAGCTGCCGGCGAGCGCCCGCCACCGGGAGGACAGCCGCGCCGATCACCGGTTTTTTGATGAGGACCGGCGCGAGAACCTTGGTCGGGATCGTATGAGCGACACCATCATCCTGATCGAGGAATACGCCCGCGTCGATTACAACGGCGACGGCAAGATGGAGCTCCTGCGCGTGTTCCGCGCCGGCAATCGCATCCTCGAGAAGGAGGAGGTCAGCGAGCATCCGTTCAATGCGTGGACCGCGGATCGCATCCCGCACCGCCTCATCGGCCTAGCCCTCGCGGATAAGGTCAAGCAGACGCAGAAGATCAAGACGCACCTCACGCGCAACCTGCTTGATAACGTCTACCTCGCCAACAACCCGCGGCTGGAAGTCCCCGAGAGCGCGATTGGCGACAATACCATCGACGACCTGCTCAACGTGAGGATCGGTGGTCTGATCCGCACGAAGCAACCTGGCCAGTTGACGCCCGTCGAGGTGCCGGATCGGTCCAAGACGGCGCTTGAGGCGATCCTGTACATGGACTCCGTGCGTGAGCAGCAGTCGGGGATCACGCGCAACGGCACGGCGATCAACTCGGAAGCCCTTGATCCGAAGTCAGCCTATCAGGCGCGGAAAGAGGACCGCAACGAGCAGGCTCGCAAGCGGCTCATGTGCCGGATGATCGCGGAAACGTTCCTTGTTCCGCTGTTCCGCAAGATTTTGCGCCTCGTCGTGCGCTACCAAGACTTCGAGAAGATGGTGCGGATCTCCGGCAAGTTCGTCGCGATCGATCCGCGCTCATGGAACGCCGATGTGGCGGCCACGCCGAGCGTCGGCCTCGGCTACACAAATCGCGAGGAGGAATTGCTGGCGGCCCGGATTATCGGCGAAGCGCAAATGACCGCCAGAGAGATGGGCTTGGCGACGCCTAAGCACTTCTGGGAAACGGCCGCGCGTATGGTGCGGGCCGTTGGCTGGCGGTTCCCGGAGAAGTTCTTCCTCAACCCGACCTCGCCAGAAGGTCAGATGGCCCTGCAGCAATTCGCGGCTGCGCAGGGCCAGGACCAGAAGATGGTCGAGGTGCAGGCCAAGGCGCAGCTCGAGCAGATGAAGGCCCAGCACGATGCGCAGCTCAAGGAAATGAAGCAGGCGCACGAGGTCCAGATTGCGCAGATCAAGGCGGAGAACGAGCGCCGCATTGCCGAGATGAAAGCGCAAAACGAGTACGAGATCGCGCAAATACGCATCGCGGCCGAGCAGGCCATCGCCCGCGAGAAAATGCAGATCGAGGAGCGTTTGGCACGCTGGAAAGAAGAGCTCAGGGCCGAATTGCAGCGTGAGTTCATGGACAAAGTGGGAGGAGCGGCGCCTAGCGGCAATGGCGCGCGCCCAACAACGGGAGCGGTGAGAATGGGGGGGCAGATTGGCTAACCTGTTTGATCAACCGGCACTGCCCGGACTGTGGGGCGATGCGGAGGATTACGACACGCGCATGATTGTGGAGCGCATGCGGCGCAACCAAGCGTATGAGAACAGCCTGTTCGGGAGGATCGCGGACTGGCTTGGCCGGCAACAGGAATGGTTCGAAGGGGCATCGGCGTTCAACCCGATCGCGATGGCCCTTGAAGGTGCCCAGATCGCCAACCGCTGGGCTGGGTCACCTGCATTCCCCGAGCGTGTGCAGCAGGGGGATATGCTGGCGCCGCTTGGGCTGGGTGCGATGGCGGCGCCGTTTGCGGTGCGTGGTGCGATCGGGAGCGCGGGCGGCAGGCTTGCTGCATCCGCATCAGACCTCCCCATGGACGAAGCCTCAAGACTGGCTAGAGCCAGGGAGATGGGGTTCGATACGGATACGGTGCTGTATCATGGAACGGATGAAACATTCACGGAGTTCGACCCGGCGATGAGCCGAACGGCTCGATATCACTTCTTTACGCCTGACCGGGAAACTGCGAGCGGGTATGGGAGAAATGTAGGGGAGTATTTTGTCCGCGGTGGGAAGCAGGCCAACCTAGTCGACCCAGGGCCGGAAGAGATAGCTGTTCTTCGGCGGACATATGACGCGATCGGCGATGACTACGGTTTCGACAGCTTCGACGACTTCCTTGACGCCGTAACAAGCGGGCAGATGTATCAGATGTTCGCAAGCCCGCATTTCCAGAACGATGTGCTCGGCGACCTCAGGGCAGCGGGCTTCGGCAGCGTCAGAATGCCGGATGCCGGTTTCGGCGGTACAATGTCAGAGAGCGTGGTTGTCTTCGACCCAAAGAACATCCGCTCCGTCAATGCCGCCTTCGACCCTTCGAAATCCGACAGTGCCAATCTCCTTGCTGCTGATACGGCCAGATCCTCTCTCCCTGGTATTGTGATCAATGCTGCGGCAGAGCCACAGGGCATAAGGGCCTATGGCGATCCCCGAGTGGTCGGGGGAACTGCGGGCCGCACTGAGATGCTATCCGAAGATCCATCCGTGTCAAGGGTGACTGCGTACCATGGGAGCCCGAACACGTTCACGCTCTTCGATGAAGAGACTGTGCCGTGGTTTAGTACGTCAGAGCGCACGGCGGAACGGTTCGGCGCGGACAGAGCATCTAACGCATATCATCATAATGCCTCAAGTCTCCAGCGATTGAAAAATGCCGGGAAGCTGCACCTCTACAGAGCAGATATTGAGGGGCGGATTCTCGACAACGATCCGATGGCAGAGGCAGCGATCATTGCTCGCGAAATTGGTGTCGAAGAGCCGAAGACGTGGGACGAAGTCGCTGAACTACTGCAATGGGCCGATTACCAGACACAGATTATCAATGACGCGCGTCGGCAGGGCTTCGATGCCGTCCGGTTCCGCAATGTTGGTGACGATCCTGTGGGCGCAATATCTGATCATATCGCCGTTCTAAACCCGCAAGCGATAAAGAACTTCACGCAACTATACGCAGACCAGTCCAGATCCTATCTCCCTGGCACTGTGATCAATGCTGCGGCAGAGGGTTCTCGCAACGACAGGAAATGGCGGAAGGCGACCAATGAACGATGAAAGGCTCCGTGCGTCCGCCGAGCGTGGCCGGCGGTTCCGCGAATGGTGC